CCGCCATGATGCGGTCGATTCTTTCAAAAAAGTCATCGTCGGTCTCGACGAACATTTCTCCCTCTCCAGTAGTCAGCCACATATAATCAACACCGAACTCTCGACAAATAGATTTTGTCATCTGTTCGGTGAGACTGCGGTTTCCGTTTTCAATGTTAGACATCGAACCTCTTGTCACACCAATACGCTCACCGAATTTCTCAAGAGTAAGGTTGAGCGTTTTTCTGACCTCTTTCACACGCTCATTTTCTGTCATGTGGAATCACCTCCTTTTCAAAGAATATAACACCCGACAAAATAAAAAGCAATAGAAAAGTATTCAAAGAATACAAAAAAGAGTTGACAAAGTTGTCAAAGACGAATATTATGTATTCAAGGACAACAAAAGGAGGTGAAACAAGTGAATATTTTAGCAGAGGTCACAATCGACGAGACTGGAATCATCAAGCAGATGGACGCAGTCAAAGAGGCAGCAGACAAATTTGAGGACGAGGCATTGAAATTACGGGGGATGTTAGCACAAATAAAAGCCACTGCAAAGGTTGAAAAAGAAAAGGCAGAGGAGAAATAAACTCCTCTGCACAATTCAAGATTTTTTCGTAGCGTACAAACACATACGAGCAATCAAGTCTCCGGTCGGAGAGTTAAGGATTTTGCGAAACTCCTCAATTTCAGATTCATCCACATACGAATCTTGCAAAGACCGAAGAAATTGAGATTTGAAATCATTTAATTCGAGACTTGCCATGTTATTTCACCTCCTGTCATTTGAGAATGGTCGCACATTTATTATATGGCGGGAGGTGCAGCAGAGCAAGAAAGAGCAGGAGGCGAAAAGAAATGGAGGAAGTCAGAAAAACAAAGGTCAAAGAGGCGATGGAAGAAACCCTGAATGTGTATGACAGATTAGGTCTGAACATGACAGAGATTGAGATTGTCTCAAGAAGTCAGAATGTAACCGCAAAAGTAGAGATTGCAAAGAAACAACTTGAAAAAGAGACGGAGGAAGTATTTGAGAAAAAGCAGACACCCATGAAAACGAAAATCACTGAATGGATGCCTGCAATCTACTCAACATTAGCGATTGCTCTCTCAATTATTAGTTTAGTCCTAAGATTATACCGATAATCGAAAGAACCGAGAGAGCCTCCACAGGAGGAAACAGGATGCAGGAAATGAAATATTTCAACGAGGGAAATGATTGCGACATCTGCAAAAATCAACTTATGACAGGACGAGACGGAACGGTCGAGGATTGCCGGAGGAGACAGAACGGGTTGTCATGCAGATTCGAGGAGCGTGACATCCGGACATGTCCGGTGTGCGAACACGAGGTTGATCGTGAGGATATGTATTTCACAAAGGATTGTCATGGAATCCCGTTCAGACTGGTGTGTGACAGATGCTATCAGAGAATCATGTCAAAAGGATATGACGGGGAGCATTACACAGAGGCAGACGAACAGATTGAGGATGACTATTGAGAGCCGAAACGGGCAGCAGTCGCCCGTCTGTGTGGGATGACCGCCCACGCATTGACAAGGCAGGTCAGAACAGGAGGTCAGACGGATGGAAGTCGGACGTATATTGCCAACCGAGGCAGCAGTCATATTGAATGTATCACCGCAATTCATCCGAATAGCGATGCAGCAAGGGAAACTCCCTATCGGAACAGCGGTGCAGATGTCATCAATATGGACTTATCACATTTCGGAGAAACTGCTTGCAGATTATTCCGGAAAAGACATACAGGCAGAACTTGAGAGAATCAGAGGAAAGAGAGGAGCGTGACATATATGTCAAAGGATGAAAGAAAAGAAATGATTGAGAATATCGCAGAGAGGTTCACACAGATGGATGACGTTGACAAGTCCTATATTGCCGGATATATGGCAGGAAAACAGGAGGAACGTCAGAAATGGGAGCAGCAGGGAAAGACAGCGGTTGCAACAGCATGAGGAGGCAAGATGGAACGACTGGAGAAAAATGCAATAGAAATATTGCACATGATGTGTGAAAGAAGTGAGTGCATTATCTGCGACAGCGGAGGAAAAGACAGCAGTGTTCTAAAGCACATAGCGTTGCAAGCGAAAGAAAAATATGGGTTGCAATTCAGAGTTCGTCATAATCACACAACAGTGGATGCACCGGAAACGGTCTATTTTGTTCGGGAAGAAAAACGAAAGTTTGAACAGATGGGGATTCCGTATGAAATTCATTATCCAAAAGAGAGCATGTGGCAGTTGATCGTGAGGCACGTCACACCGCCGACACGCTTGATACGATATTGCTGTGCAGACCTTAAAGAGAACACTGGAGAGCTGGGGGAGAGAATCGTCACAGGTGTAAGAAAAGCAGAAAGCAATAATCGAAAAAACAATCAAGGTGCAATTACAATCCAAAAACCTAAAAAAGATTTATTAAAAGAGGCAGAAAAAGACGACAATTTTCTGTCAACGAACAAGGGCGGGGTGATTGTGATGAACCTCGACAATGCAGAAACGAGGAGAACCGTTGAAAACTGTTTCAGAACGCACAAGGTCATTATAAATCCGCTGATAGACTGGGATGATGAATTTCTGTGGTGGTATATAAAGAAAAATGCAATTTGTCTAAATCCGCTATACGGATGCGGAAATTGCAGGGTTGGTTGTATCGGCTGCCCGATGGCAGGTGATAAGAGATGGAGCGAATTTGAACGTTATCCAAAATACAAAGAGGCATATATCAGAGCGTTTGACAAGATGCTGATTGAACGAGAAAAAAGAGGCTTAAAGAATTGTAATAAGTGGTCAACAGGTCTGAAAGTGTTTAAGTGGTGGATGGAAGATGACAACATGGACGGTCAACTTGCGTTCGATATGGAGGGGGCGATTTACGAGGAATACACCTAAAAAATGAATATGCAGAGCATGAGAAAAAAGAGCAAAAAGAAAGGAGACCGTTGCAGAGGTCTCCCGTTTAGCAGTCTGTGTCAGACGCTCAAAACCTAAAAATATTATAGCAAATCTGACACCATATTGCAAGCATGAAAAAGCGGGGGAAACCCTGTGATTCAAAGGGTTTCAGACCCTTTTGACGACCTTGTGATGGATAGTAACAAGTCGTTGAAAAGTATATATAAGGGCAGCAGGAGGAACGGTGTCAGAATGGCAAAGAGAAAGAGAGGGATGACGTTCATCCCGTATGACTATGAGGCAGCATACAACAAGAGCCTTGAGGACATGCACGAGTTTTTTGTTGAGCAGTTATTCAAGCAGGGGAAAAAGGTTGTATATGCCCTCAAGGAGATACGAGCAGGAGACCAGTTCGAGATTGAGATATATCCGCAGTTCAAGAAAATGGATGAAGTACCTCCGGAGGGTCGGAGTATCAAAAAGGACAATGACAAGGCTCAAAGGAATCTGAATGACAAGAACGCAAGGAAATATGTTGAGCGTCTTATCAATGAGAATTTCACGGACAGAGATTTGTGGATCACACTCACATATGATGATGACCACATACCAGCGGACGGAGATGTGGATGCAGCAATCAAGAACGTGCAAAAGTACATCAAACGGGTCAACTATCAGAGAAAAAAGAGAGGGCTGGGAAACGCAAGATATGTCTATGTGACCGCCTACAATCCGACAGAGGAAATCCGGTGGCATCATCACATTGTAATGGATGGCGACATGGACATGGATGTGGTTGAGGGGTGTTGGAAACAGAGCAGCAGGAACGAGGTTCGAAGGCTGCAAAAGGACGAGAACGGTTTGACCGGAATGGCAAAGTATATCGTCGAGGAAAAGAACAGGGTGAAATCGGAGAAACGGTGGAACTCCTCACAGGGATTGAGAGACCCAGACATCAAGGTGGTTCATTCCAAGAGACCGACAGAAAAAGCCGGAGGATATAAGAAAATCGGAACATACGTCGAGACCATGAGAAAAGGACATGAGCAGGTTCGTGAGCAGATGTTGAAATGGTATCCGAATTTTGATTTCACGGATGCGGGAATCTATTACAACGATTTCAACTCAATGTTCTACATACGGGCGAGAATGAGAAAACGGAGGCAGCAATGAAAGCAAAAAGAAAGAGAAGAATGAGCAGGAGGAGACGGGAATGGACATATATTGCGGTGATGGTATTACTGGCGAACGCTGTGAGCATAGGTCTGACACACTCTGTCATGCGAGATGACAAGGAATTTGAGGAGTTTGAGCAGCAGTCGCAGGAGTTCGATGCACGGATGCAGAGAATCGACGAGAAAAGAGAGACATCCGGACAAAATGCAATGCTTGAGCAGGAGCAGGATACAGAACCGAACAAGTATGCAGTATTTGACACCATGTCGGCAGACTGGGGAGGCGAGGAGGACGGATTCGTGCTCTATGAGATACCGGAGGAATACAGTCGGACAGGTGGCTATTTCCCGGAAAAGATGCAGGTATATACATATTGCGTCTGCAAGCAGTACGGGGTCAGATATGACCTTGTGGTTGCTCTGATTGAGAAAGAATCCGGATATAAATTCGACAAGGTTGGTGATGATGGTCATTCTATCGGGTATATGCAGATGTATGAGGAGTGCCACAGAGACAGGATGGAGCGTCTGAACGTCACAGACCTCACGAACCCATATCAGAACGTGCTTGCCGGGATTGATTACCTGTCGGAACTGATCGAGAGATACGGAACGATTCAAGATGCACTTGCAGCGTATAACTATGGGGAGCAGGGAGCAAAACAACACCTATGGAAAAACGGAATCTATGTGTATGAGTACAATCAGACCATCATGAGCCGGATGAAAGAAATTGAGGAGGAACTGGAGCGGGATGCAGGTGATTGAGAGGATTCTGCACATGTTGAGGGTCAAGGATTGCAGACATGTATGTCTGTTCTGCGAATATTATGACATGTGCAAGCAGGAGACAGGCAGCAGGAAAGAGGTGAAAGAGAATGAACATGAGATATGCAATGAAAAGTGAGGACACGGAGCAAATCAATGTCGTATCGTGGGCGGACTGGAATGTGAATCGTTATCCGGAATTGAAATGGCTGCATCATGTACCGAACGGAGGCAGCAGGAACAAGCAGGAGGCAGTCAAACTCAAACAGATGGGTGTCAAGGCGGGTGTATCTGATTTATGCCTCCCGTACCCGAAAGGACTTTACTGCGGACTGTACATCGAGATGAAATTCGGTGATAACAGGCAACAGGAGACACAAAAAGAGTTTCTTGCAGATATGGCAGCAGCAGGACATTTTGTCGCAACCTGCTATTCAGCAGAGGAGGCGGTCAAAGTCCTTGAGGAATATCTGAATCTTTCAGACAGGAAACACATGGAGAGAAATCGGACAATGAGCATCCCGAACAACAGCATCCTCAAGAATGGGGAAATCAAAGAGAGCAAATCGAGAAAGAAATGAGGAGGTGCAGCAGGATGACGGTCAAGGATGTTATGACGTTGCTTGAAAGTCCAGACAGGGTTCGGATCATCAAGGACGGTGAGGAGATATACAACCAGTATTTCGCAAACATGAGGGCTGACAAAGACATCGTCGCACAGATAGGAGATGCAGAGGTCAAAAGATTCCGAGCAATCCCGGAAATCACACACAGAAAATACAAGGAATTGGGGCTTATCGCACCGATGAGACCGGAGGATGAACCAGACTATTCTTTCGGGAATCTGCAAATGTGTCTATATCTTACAATCACAATATAGCAGGGAGGTGGGGACATGAGGAAAATCATCATCGTGGAAGCAGTCGTCGTCATAGCACTGGCAGCAGGGTTCACATACACGCTCTACAAGGTGGGTGAGGAGATGCACATGCACCGCTGCGGATGGAGACAGCCGGACGATAGAAGTTTCATGTAACAGATAACAAGAGGATAACAGGAGGAACAGAAAAAATGAGAATTATTGCAGTTATGTCACCGAAAGGCGGAATCGGAAAGACAACGACATCGGATGCAATCGCCTACATGTTGGGAGAGGAGCAGGAGAAACGCGTTCTCATTCTCGACGGAGACCCGCAGGGCGATACATCCAAGACATTTGAGACATACGAGCCGGAGGGAACAGGAATGAGTGAACTGCTTGAGCGTCATGTGAGCGTTGGCGGGTCATACCGGACAACGGACTTGATAAGACCCACACAGTACAGTCACATTGACATCATTCCTGCAAACGGGTATCTCATGCAGACGGACATGAAACTGCTGCTCAAGCAGGAGGCAAACCAAGTCACGAGGCTGCGGGATGCACTGGAGGAAATATCCGAGGCATACGACTATTGCATTTGTGATTGTGGTCGTCTGCTTGATATGGTGGTCATCAACATTTTACTGGCAGCAGAACTCGTCATTGCACCCGTAAAGGTCGGAGGATATGAAAACGAGGCGATTCACAATTTGCAGGAGCAGGTTGACGACCTGCGGGAAATCAATCCGGAACTCCGAATCAAAGGTCTTGTGACCATGAGACAGAAAAACAAGACATCACTGGATTTTGAGGAGTGGATGAAAACCAGTTCCGGATTTGACATGTTCGTCACACCGATTCGTCGGTCGATTGTAGCGGAAAAGGCATCCATGAGAATGGCAGTCCTTCCGCAGTTTTCAAAGAACTGCATCGTGTCACAGGACTATCGCAGTGTGGTTCATGAATTACTCAAGGAACTGGAGGGATAGACATGGGAAATATTATCAACACAGCACAGTGTCGATTCTGCGGACAGATGGTGCAGATTGACAGCGAGGAAAAATTGACACAGCCACAGGCAGAGGAACAGGCGACAATGTCCTGCACCTGCGAACAGGCGGTTGAGTATCAGAAAGAGAAACAGAGGAAAGAAAAGGCGATGCAGAACGTCGCTGCATTGTTTGGAGAGGCAGCAGCACCGGAAAAGAGATGCAGCGAGGGCATCGTGAACATTCTCAAGGCAGCAGTTGAGGAGATATACACCGGAGGACTGGCAAAGGTCACTCTGAACCTCCGAGGTGGGGTCAAAGCGTCTATATCACAAAATGCAAAGGGTGAAATCAATGTAGAGCGCACAGAGACCAGAAAACAGAAATTGACGGAATAAGGAAGGAAAATGCGTATGACAGAAAGAGAGATATGCGGGTCATTTCGGAGGGCAGACGATAAAAAGAAACAGATCCAGATATTATCAGAATTGACAGGGAATACAAAATATCAGATTATCCGTATTTTGATTCGGAATGGTGAGAATTTGCCGGAAGAGGTAGAAAAACAGATATTCAAGAGGCTAAACATACTTGAACGGCAGATTGCAGAGTGTGAGAGAGAATACAAAGAGATAGCGACCGCATTGACGGGAGAAAACAGGAGGAAAGAACATGGCAACAGGATTCAGCGTCATGGACGCACTGAACAAGAACAGTAAGGCAGGAGTTGACGAATCACCGAGGGCGAGATTCCGGACAAAGGACATTTCAATTTTCAAGATGTACCGGAACAAACTCAATTTCTACGATTTGGCAGATATTGAGGAACTGGCAGGAGACATCCTCATGTATGGTCTCAAACAGAATCTTGAGGTTGTATTTGAGCCGAATGAGCAGGGTGAATATAGAATCGTCGCAGGTGAGAGACGGTGGCTTGCACTCAAGCACCTTGTCGAGCAGGGATATAAAGATTTTGAGATTGCGACTTGCAAACTGACCACACCGCAGGACGAGGACGAGGAACAGGTGGAAATCATCATCGCAAACGCATACCGGACAAAGTCTCTCAAGGATGTCATCGAGGAGGAACAGCGTCTCAAAGCGTGTCTTGAGCGTATGAAAACGGATGGAAAGAAAATCAAAGGATATGACCTCCAGTCCGGTCGCCTCCGTGATGTCATCGCATCAATGCTCAAGATGTCAAAGACCAAGATCGCGCAGATTGAGAGCGTCAACAACAATCTGATTCCGGAGTTTCGGGAGGAACTCAACAACGAGCGTCTCACATTCTCCGCAGCGTATGAGTTGAGTGGGATGTCTCCAGAGATGCAGCAGGAGGCGCTTGCAAAATACAAGGAAAACGGAGAATTGTCCTATACGGAAATCAAGGACATGAAATCACCGCAGAAACCGGAACAGGAGCAGGATGCAGCAGATGTAGCAGGGCAGCAGGACACCGTGTCAGATTCAGACACAGCAGGGCGGCAGTCGTCCGAAAACAGCATGAATCCTCCGGAGGAAAAGAAAGCGGGCGACGATTATGAGACACCGCATCCGGAGGGAATCACATCAATCTGCTATTCCTGCACCGAATACGAGACCTGCAACGTAAAGACCGGAACATGTACCTCATGCGACCAGTACAAGAACCGTGCAGAGGCATACAAGACAGACGGGCAGAGATATAACGAGGAGCAGGATGCAATCGACCGTGAGACGAAAAAGAAACTCCGTGAACAGGCAGAGGAGGAGAAGATGAACAACCTCCCGTCAGACACACAGGAGAACGGTCAGAAAGTGCATCACATTAAACTGGGAGCGACATTTTTTGAGGAGGTTGTATCCGGAGAAAAGACATTTGAACTCCGGAAGAATGACAGAGGCTATAAAAAAGGCGACATCCTTGAGATGATGGAGTTCAAGGACGGAAAGAACACAGGACGCACAGTGAGAGTGCTTGTGACATATATCCTTGAGGAGTTTGCAGGTCTTGAGGACGGATATTGCATCATGGCAACATCACTCATGACTGAATGATGGCGGTGAAATAAGGAGGAAAAGGCAATGAATGACATCAGACGAGGAGAGATATTCTATATCGCACGAGGGGGGGCAACGAACGGGAGTGAACAATTTGCGGACAGACCCGCAGTCGTAGTCAGCAATGATGAGAACAACAAGCACTCCGGAGTGATTGAGGTTGTGTATATGACGACGCAACCGAAAACAGACCTCCCGACACATGTGACCGTCCACAGTACCGGACGATTATCCACAGTATTGTGTGAACAGGTATCGTCAGTATCGACCGATCGTGTGAATAACTACATCGGTCAGGTATCGGAGCAGGAAATGAAAAACATTGACATCGCTCTCATGATTTCCTTGCAGTTGAGCGGTGGAGGAAAGATATCAAAGCAGTACAATGAGACGATTCAGAAACAGCAGGAGGAAATTGAATACTATCGCAATAAAATACAAGCGATGCAGCAGTCGATAGAAGAAAAGGAAACCGAAAAGCTACAGGAGGCAGCAGGAGAGACATCGGAGATCGTTGTGAGGCTTGAGACGGAGCGTGACACATACAAGGCATTATATGAGCAGTTATTCGAGAGGATGCTGAATGGAGGAACAGGAAAGTGAAAAAAGGACAATTAAAAGCGTTATTCATTGAGGCAAAGGGAACAGGTCAGAAATATATCGGTGTAATGATTCAGACAGAGGGCAGCAGTGAACCGGAAGTCATCATCAATCCGAAAGAGAATTTCAATGCAAAATTCGATTACTACATGGCAGCGTATGACGATGATTTGATTCTGATTGCTGCAAAAGGGGAAAAGGACATCAGAATCACGGGAGCAGCAGCGGGAGCATCGTTCGAGGACATCCAGTCACAACTCATTGATGAAAAAGCGTCATCCGGATGGAAAGAACAGATTGCGGATGCGGTGGACAGGGTCGTTGATAAGATGCTGAAAGAAACTCCTCCGGAAACGGAGGAGGAGAGACAGAACTGCGAGACAATGAGAGAGGCAATCAAAGGAATATTCCTCACGCAGAGGCGCTCAAAGACAGAGGCAGCGTTCATCACCGAGAATATTGACAGATACGAGGAATTGTTTGAAATCTGCATGAATGGAGATGACGCACAGTTCAAAAAGGGCATCACGGAATTGCAGAAAGCACAGAATGAGTATATTTTGCAGAAAGAGAGGAAAAACGGATGAACAAGGTCATTTTGATGGGGCGTCTCACGAGAGACCCGAATGTCAGATATTCACCGAGGAATAATTCACAGGAGGAAATGGCGATCGCACGATACACACTTGCGGTTGACCGCAGAGGAGCAAAAGACGGGCAGCAGTCAGCAGATTTCATTTCCTGCGTTGCGTTTGGACGAGATGGAGAGTTCGCAGAAAAATATCTCAAGCAGGGAACGAAAGTGGTTGTCACTGGACGGATTCAGACGGGGTCATATACGAACAGAGACGGTCAAAAGGTCTATACCACGGACGTGATTGTCGAGGAACAGGAATTTGCAGAGAGCAAGAAAGCAGCAGGGCAGCAGGACGGAAACAACGGAGGGTATTCAGATGCAGGTGACGGTTTCATGAATATTCCGGACGGAATCGACGAAGAACTTCCTTTCAATTAGGTGCGGAGGAGGATGGAGGCATGGGATTCGTGGAAAAGGTGAAAAACGTCATTTCAAGACTGCGGGCAGCGGGAAAGACAGAGAAAGAGGTGTCTGAAATCATCGAACAGGCAGCAGAGGCAGCAACGGTCTTGAAAAAGACGGAATCTCCGGAACATCCGGAGAAAATCAAGGCAGCAGGAGGAGAAAACCTGCAAGATGCTCTTTTGAAAGTGGGAATCAGTGCAAAAGAGGCATTGACCGCATTTGAGAGCATATACAGACTGAGGAGACAGGAAAAGTCGAATAATTGGAGGAAATATCATGGATCGCCTCTGAAAAGGTCAAAAAGGAGGAAAACGACGTGGAGACAGAAAAAGAAATGACAGCAATTCAGAAAACACAGGTATATCTTGAGAATTATCGGGAAATAGAGCGATATATCAAGGACGCAATTTCGGAAGTATCACAGATTGACGATGCATCAAGATATAACATTTCGGCAGAGAAAGCGTTCCTCCAGTCCATCAGAGAGTGTAAGGCAGAGACGGTCATTCTGTTCGAGCACATGAAAAAGGCTCTTGCATCGCTGAAAGAGGATACAGAGGCAGCAGGTGAGGGGTACAAGTACGACGCACTTGAGGCAGTATATATCAAGGGCAAGTTATACGAGGATATTGTGAGGGAGACAGGATGCGGAAAGAACTCACCGAAAAAGTGGTGCAGATCAATGACAGAACGTCTCTCAATCAAATTATTCGGTGCAAAAGCAATCGAAAATGACAAAATCGGAGTGAAATGAGAGTGAAAACGGGGTGAAATGAGGGTGATTTCGGGGGTAAAAAGTGGGTGAACAAAAGCAATATAAACGTGCTAATATGATAGCGTGAACAGTTGAGTGAGCGATTGCAGAGATGCAGTCGCTTTTTTCTTGCCTGTTTGCTCTCCTGTTATATGCGGGCAGCAGGACACTATCATGTGCGATGTATGCCCGCCTCTTGAAAGGCATGAGAGGCAGCAGGAGACTGATGGACAGAGAGGAGTGAGCAGCGTGTTGTTGAAAGCATGTAAGGGATGCGGTCGCCTTATCCCACAGGCATTGACCATGTGCGAGCAGTGCGAGGCAAGGCAGCAGTCAAGGCATGTGACATATAACAATACACGCAGAGACCCACGAGCAGCAGAGTTCTATCTGTCAAAGGAATGGCGGGAGTTGAGACCTGTCATCATGAGTGTGTATGAGTATGTGGATATATATGCTCTGTATGTTGAACACCAGTTGATAACACTGAAAGATTCAGATCCAATCCACCACATCATAGAACTTGAGGAGGACTGGGAGCAGAGGTTGAACCCATTGAACTTGATACCCTTGAGCCATCGGACACACAACACAATCACAGCACTATATAAACAGAGCAATGCAAGCATGAAAGCAACACAGACACAGTTGAGGTCGCTGATTGATTACCATTTCAAAGAGGCAGGGGGATATGAAAAAGTTTTATGTGACCGTTTCCTAGTCGCACCCCAACTTTTCTTTGGAGAAAACTCCCCACGAGAAAATCAAGACGCAGGGGAGTGACGAAAAGGTGTCAGAATGTGACACGAAACTCGTGAACACTGGACGGAAAGGGGGTTGATGCTGCATGGCAGGACAGAGACAGCCGACCGATTTGGTGGTCATGAAAGGGAAAAAACACCTCACAAAAGCAGAGATTGAGGCACGGAAAAACGCCGAGGTCACAGCACCATGCGACAAAGTGAGACCTCCGTCATATTTGACACAGGAACAAAAGAAACAATTCCGGAAGATTGCGAAAGAATTACTCGAAATCAAACTGATTTCAAACCTTGATTGCGACGCATTGGCAAGATTACTCATTGCACAAACACAGTACATCGAAATCACGGAACAAATCAGAGAAACTCCATTGATGGAGGATGTTCCAGTCTATGAGACGAGGAAAAATCCGGACACAGGCGAAAAAGAACGTGTGCAGGTCGGTACAAGACAGGTCGTGAACGGAGAAAGAGAACGCCTCATGATAATTCAAGACCGCTGCATGAAACAGTGCAGACAGGGAGCATCGGATTTCGGATTGACAGTCTCCTCACGCTGCCGTTTGGTCGTACCGAAACCACAGCAGCAAAAGCCGGAGAATAAATTTGCGAAATATGCAAATTAAGGTATGGCGAAAGCAGGAGAAACACAAGACCGCTGCACACAATACGCCATTGATGTTGTTTCGGGCAAGATAACAGCCGGAGAATATGTCCGACTTGCATGTCAAAGACACCTCGACGACATTGAGAAATCGAAAGCAGCACCGTACAAATACTATTTCGACGTTGAAAAGTCAGAGGAAATCATCAATTTCGCAGAGGAATTGACCATTGCAGAGGGCGAAGAAAACGAGCATGTGACCGCATATCCGTTCCAGTGCTTTATTTTGGGGTCGCTCAATGGATGGAGAACAAAGGAAAAGTCATACAGACGTTTCAGAACATCCTATGTGCAATTAGGCAGGCAGAACGGAAAATCGTTCATCAATGGTATTCTTGCGTGTTATTATGGCAATTTTGACGGGTACAAGTACGGAAAAATCTTTTGTACGGCTACAAAGCAAGACCAAGCGAACATTGTTTTTGATGAGGTTGCAAAATTCATCAACTCTGACGAGGATTTGTCAGAATGGTTCAAGGTGCATGACCACAACCACACGATTGATTGTTTGTTGACACATTCAGAAATCAAAGCGTTGTCCGGCGACACAAAGTCACTCGACGGACATCGTGCATATTTGGGAATCGTCGACGAGTATCACGCACACAAAACAAATCAGATGTACAAGTTACTTGAGGGTGGTATCAAGAAACTCAAGTCGGCGTTGATTTCGGTCATCACGACAGCAGGATTCGACCTCAAGTCGCCGTGTTACAAGTTATATGAGTATTGCTGCAATCTACTCAAGGGCGTTTTCGAGAACGACAGTCAGTTTGTGTATATCGCACAGATGGACGAACACGATGACAGATACACGCCGGAGAATTGGATAAAAGCAAACCCGATTCTTGAATTTGACAGGGATGCACTTGAAAATCTGATACCGATTGCACACACTGCCCGTGACATGGGCGGTGAGGACTTGAGAGATTTCCTTGTCAAGCAGCTCAACATGTGGATGCAGTGGTCAAATTCACTGTACATCAAGGATATTGCATCGTGGAAAGCGTGCGCCGTTCTGAAATCCTTGAGTGATTTCAGAGGGTCAAAATGCTATGTCGGGGTTGACTTGTCATCCGGAGGAGATTTGACCTCAATCGCAATCGTGATTCCGTTTATGGTGGAGGACACAAAAAAATATTTTGTTCACACACATTCGTTCATCCCATCCTCAAGAGTGGATGAACACATAAAGACCGACAAAGTACCGTATGACGTATGGATCGAAAAGGGTCTTGTGACGGTAACGGAAACACTAGGAGGAATCAAAACAGATTATAAATACATCATCAAATATCTTGAGGATTTAGTGAGGGAATACAACCTCAAACCGCAGTTAATTTGTTACGACCCGCACAATGCATCGGCGTTCCTGTCAGACCTTGAGGCGATGGGATTCGATTCAATCTCTATCACACAGACAGCAAAAGAGTTGAACGATGCGACAGTTGATTTCAGACTTGAGATTCTTGCGGGCAATGTGGAAATCGAGGGAATGGAAGTCGGCAAAGAGGGAAACAAGATAGTTGTTCCAGTTGACAGCCTGCTTGTTTGGTCGATTGCAAATGCAAAGACCATCTCGAACAACTACGGTGAAATAAAGATTGACAAAGACATCACGACAGAACGAATCGACCCGATTGACGCTATCATCGACGCATGGAAACACGCAATGAAAGAGGAGTATCGACCGGATGTGAACGAAACTGTCAATGAATGGCTTGAGCAATTTGAAAAATACGTGAAGAAAGGCGGTGAGAAATAAATGAATCCGTTTCAGAGATTAGGAGTGAAAATTTCAAATTGGTGGAGAGGAGAACCACAGGACAGCGGAGGCGTTGTGACACTGAACTCACCGTCATTCCTTGAGAGGATAGGACTGAAAAGAAAAGGGAAACCAACATCAGAGGTCACGTATTTCACATGTCTCAAGATGCTGTCAGAGACCCTTGCGAAAATGCCTATCAAGTATTATCAGAAAACGGACAAGGGGATCATTGAGGCAGAGGCGACGGACACATCAAAGCTGCTCTCAAAAAGACCGAATCCGTTCATGACACCGACGACATTTTGGAACACGGTTGAAATCAACCGCAACCATTACGGAAACGCCTATGTGTACATAAGAAAGAAGTTTGACCGTAAGAAATACGGCGGTGAAATCAAAATCGTTGATTTATGGGTCATGCAGTCAAATTGTGTGCAGATAGTCGTTGACGATGCGGGAATATTCGCAGGAGTGGGGCGTTTGTGGTACGTCTACACAGATCCGACATCCGGTCGTCAATATGTGTTCAGCACAGACGAGGTCATGCATTTCAAAACATCATTCAGTTTTGACGGAATCACAGGACTACCAGTGCAGCAGATATTGAGAGACACGGTTGCAGGTGCATCCGAATCACAGGCGTTCATGAACAACTTATACGAGAGTGGTCTGACAGCAAAGGCAACTCTTGAATATACCGGAGAACTGAACGAAAAAGCGAAAACAGCACTCGTCAAGTCGTTTGAGGAGTTCGGCAGCGGGGCAAAGAATACAGGAAAAATCCTGCCCGTTCCGTTAGGGATGAAACTAACACCTCTCGACATCAAACTGACAGATTCACAGTTCTTTGAACTGAAAAAATATAACGCCCTGCAAATCGCCGGAGCGTTCGGAGTAAAACCGAATCAAATCAACGACTATTCAAAGTCGTCATACAGTAACAGCGAGATGCAGCAGTTATCATTTTACGTCGACACAGAACTGTTCATCATCAAGCAGTATGAGGAGGAAATCAATTTCAAGATGCTGTCGGATGAAGATGCAGACGACGGGTATTATTACAAATTCAACGAAAAGGTATTGTTCCGCACCGATTCAAAAACACAGATGGAATATTTGAGAAACGGTGTCGGAGGAATGATTATCAAACCGAATGAGGCAAGACGTAAACTCGACATGGAAGATGCGGAGGGAGGCGATGTCCTGCTTGCAAATGGCAGCATCGTTCCGCTGACTATGGCGGGAGCAGCATATTTGAAAGGTGAATCCGAACCGGACGAAACCGAAGAACCGGAGCAGCCGGAAGAAAAGACAGAGCCGGACGCAGAGCAGCCGGACACAGCAACAGAACCGGACGAAACCGACGAGGCAGAGGACGAGGATGAACAGGAGGGAGGTGAATAATCATGCCAAAGAGACGTTTTAATTTCACAAAGAAGAACAAACGCAGCGGAAAAGTCGAAAATGTCGGCTATTTGGATTTAGAACAGGACGAGGAGCAGAGCAGATGTTCCTTGTATTTCTACGGCGACATTGTATCAGCGACATGGGAATCCATGTGGTACGAGGAGGACAGATGCCCGCAGGACATCGCAGATTTCCTCAACCAGTTAGATGGCTATGAGGATGTTGATATTTATTTCAATTCCGGAGGTGGAGACGTATTTGCAGGACTGGCAATCTATAACCAGTTAAAACGATACGACGGACACAAAGTCGGCTATGTCGACGGCATGGCTGCATCCATCGCATCGGTCATCATGTTCGCTTGCGATGAACTGCATTTCGCAACAGGGGCACAAGCGATGATTCACAAACCGTTGTGCATGGCATACGGCAATGCAGACGATTTCAAGGCAGTAATAAAGCAGTTGAATCTCTGCGAGGATTCAATCCTTGACGTTTACATGGAGCATGTGCAGGAGGGTGTCACAAGAGACAAGATTCAGAGCCTCATGAGTAATGAGACATGGTTCGACAGTAAGAAAATGCAGCAGTATTTCAACGTCGAAATCGAAGAAAAGGCAGCAGTCGCAGCGTGTGCATCCGACTATTTTGAGAAATACAACAATATTCCGGAGGCACTCAAAGGAACTGAAAAAGAAAACATTGTCGATGCGGTGCTTGCAGAACTGGAAAAGAGAAACAGTGCAGCAGCACAGGCAGAGGAACAGAGAATCGAGGCAGAAAAGCGAGCGATTCTCGATGATTTATACCTTTACGGTATGTAAGAAACGGAGGACAGAAAGTCATGAATAAGGAATTACAGAAGTTACTGAAACAGATTAACGACAAGAAAAATGAAGTCAAGAGCCTTGTGAACGACGGAAAACTCGACAAGGCAAAGACAGCAAAGGAAGAACTCAAGGAGTTACAGAACAAATTCGACCTCCTCTATGATTTAGACGAGGACGAGCAGGACGGTATTGCGGATAAGGTCAACAAAGGCACTGCAAAACAGGTCGGTGGCGAGAAAAAGGTTGATAAAAAGAACCTTGTGAAAGCATTTGTCAACATCGTAAAAGCGGGATTCCTGCACAGAGAGGCAGACGAGGCAGATGTTGAGGTGTACAAGAACGCACTCACATCCGACACAACCGCAGGAAGTGAGGGAGAGGTCGGAATCGGCGTGACTATTCCGGAGGACATCCGAACAGACATCATCGAACTGCGTCGTTCATCCGACAACCTTGAGCAGTATGTCAATGTTGAGGGAGTTGTGACAAAGACCGGAACACGAAACATTGAGGTCGATGCAGAATCAACACCGTTCGACAACGTGGACGAGGCTGCGGATTTTCCGGAGATGGACGAGCCGGAATTTTTACCGATTGAGTACAAGGTCAAGAAAAAAGGTGGAATCCTCAAGATGACCGCCGAACTGCTTGAGGACACAGCAGCCAACATCATGGCGTACATCAACAAATGGATTGCGAAAAAGACAAAGGCAACCCGTAACGCAATGATTCTCAAGGTGCTCAACGAAATGACAAAGGGAAAAGAGGTAACAGTGGAGAACCTCGACAGTCTCAAGGACATTTTCAATGAGCAGTTAGACCCTGCGATTGCAGAATCCTCAATCGTCATCACGAATCAGAGCGGTTTCAACTACCTCGACAAGTTAAAGGATAAAGACGGAAATTATATTTTACAGAAAGACCCGACACAGCAGACAAAGGGAAAGATGCTTTTCGGAGAATACAGAATCGTGAAACTGTCAAAGAAAACACTCAAGTCCACACCGATTATGAACGGCGATGGTCATACAATCAACGGGTACAAGCACCCTGTTTTCTGCGGTGACTTGAAAGAGGCTATCACACTTTTTGACAGAAATGTTCTGACAATCGACCTCAATGACAAAGGTGCGGGGTTATGGGATAAGGACATGACAGGTCTCAAGGTTCGTGACCGTTTCGATGTGCAGGCGGTTGACAAGGATGCAGTCATCAAGGGCGAAATCACAGAGATTGTCAACGGGTAACAAGACAGCAGGGCGGTGAATCCGTCCTGCTATTGAAAACAGGTGAGAAACATGACGGACGAGGAAAAGAAAGAGTATAGAGACAAACTGGTTGAGGACTGCATGAAATACAATCACATCGACTATGACGACGACAAGGACATTGTCGAGACTATGGTTGAGGCGATTGCATCAGAGGAATTGATGGAACTGATTCCGAATTTCGACCCATACAATTTGACCGCCCGTCAGAGATTGCTTGTATATTCTTTCGTCAAGGAATTGTATGACCACAGGGAGAAGTATCAGAACGGTACACAGCAACTCACAAATGCGGTCTCAACCATGCTACTCAATGAAAAGTATGGAGGGAGCAGTGAATGACCGGACGGGTGAAAATAATCAGAGTGACCACAGAAATCAAGGAGGGCAGGAAAGAACCGACCACAGAGGTGTTTTATGAGTGTTGGTGTGATGTTCAGAGTTTGGGAACAAATGAAAAATACACAGCACTGCAAGCAGGTCTTGAGAACACAATTGTTTTCAAGGTTCGGAATTGTAAGCGGATGAAAGAGGTCAGAAAGAAAATGAAAGAGTTCTATGCAGAGTATGACGGAACACGATTCGACATCTATGACGCATCGCCGATGTTCACAGATAACGGATGGGTGCTTGTGAAATGCCGTGCGGTTGCATAGGTGTCACATTCTGACACGGGGGTGAGGACATGAAAATTGACATGGAGTTCAAAGGACTGGAAGAACTGGTGAAAGCGTTTGAAAGTGCTGCATCGGATGAAGATATTGCACAGGTAAATAAAACGATCGCTGAAAAAGGCGAACCAGTTGTACAGAGAATCATGTCCGGAAAAATCCCGAAGTCAAAGGACATCAAAAAAAGTGGGCGAGGGTTCGGCTCAAAATCATCAGTGTCCGCACATGCAGCAGATGAAATCCCTATCGGGAAAGTAAAGGTGAACGGTACGGGAGCGACAGCAGATGTCGGATGGGAAAAGAACACACAGGACGAGGGCGGTCATTTCTACGTCCGTTTTATTAACTGGGGAACGATTTACAGACCGCCACAAGAGTTCATATATGCAACGGGCAGGGAGGCAGATGCAGAACTGCAAAAGATAGCAGAACAGGAATATCAAGCGTATTTAGACAGGACAGTGGGGTGATAAGCATGGACAGCAGTCCGGACATCATAAAAGACGCATCAGACGCACTCAAGCCGATAGAGGACAGAGGAATCACCGTGATGCAGGGGTGGTATGACAAAGACCTCAACAAATGTCATGTGACATTGTGGGATTTGGGCGAAGCCGATGATAATTTTTCGGATGATGATGCGGAGGGAGTGACACTTTCCTTGCAAGTCACCATTTTCTCAAAGGAGGACGAGGTGGAACTGGCAAGGGAAATCAAGTCTCTCATGAAAGAGAATGGGTTCTCATTCGAGGGGAGAAACGGAGACGATTCAAAACCGGAGGATGGAATTTATATGAAAGCACAGCGATTCACAAAATATTATGAAAGCGAGGAAAAATCATGAGCGAAACAGTAACACAGGTAAATGAAACCACACAACAGATTGTAAGGAGTAGAACTTGCGGTCTGAAAGATTTCTACATCGCACTGGTGCAGAGCAATACTGCAACAGCATACACAGCCGGAACTCCGGTGAAATTAGCGAGAGCAATCAAAGCGAAAATTGATGAAAAGTGGACAAGTGAGAAAATCTACTCAGACGATAACACCGAGGAGGTCATCACCTCATACGAGGGAACAGATGTCGAACTGGAGATCAATGCTCTTGCACCGCAGGACAGAGTGATTCTGTTCGGGCAGTTGTACGAGAAAGGATTCTTGAGAAAGTCATCTGACGACAGAGCACCGGAGGTCGCTGTCGGATGGAGAGAAAGAAAACTCAACGGGAAATATGAGTTCAAGTGGCTTTATGTCGGAAAGTTTGCAGAGGGTATCAGCGAGGAGGCAAGCACTAAAGAGGGAAAACTGTCACCTACAACCAAGAGCATCAAGGGCAGTTTCTACGAGCGTAGCATCGACAATCTGTATGAGGTATCTGTTGATGAATCCAACCTTGTAGCAGAGGACACGGATGCAGCAACAGCAATCAAAGACTGGTTCTCAAAAGTGCAGGAAGCACCGGACGCAGCAGCGTAAAACAAGAGAGGATATAACAGGAGGATAATTCAATGAATAGAAAAATTATCGTGAATCATAAAGAGTTCAAAATGGAGAAAATGTCTGCGGACACATACATGGAATATCTCGAACTTGCAGAACAGATTGACGCTGCGACATCCGAGAGAGCGTCAAAAAGATACTCACGACAGGAAATTGAAGCGATGATGTTGTTCATCTGCAAAGCATACGGAAATCAGTTCACGGTTGACGAGTTAAAGGACGCAGAGAGCGGACTGGATGCAGCAGGAATCGTCATCGAGTTCAACATGATTGACATGGGAATCGCAGAGGAAATGAACAAGAGAATGGACAAGATGATGAAAAATTTTCAGAGTGGCAAGTGATTCCGGAAATAACAATCACTTGCAGCACAGGAAAAGTATTCATCAATAACATAACGGTTGAGCAGTACAAGAAATATGCTGCACTCATGGAGAAAAACGGTTCGGACAAAATAACAGATGCACTGTTTTTCAACAAAAGAATTATTCAAGAGATATTCGGAAACAGGATGTCTCTCGATGAACTGGGTGAGGTTGATGTCATTGAATTTCTGACAGCATCAAAGGGGATTCATTTCATCATGCAGGATATTGTTTCCGATGCGTTGCTGAACATTGTCGAGACAGAGCCAATCGAGAGAGAGACATCTGCGTTCGACGAATACGACCGTGAAAACGGGTATGAGGACGAGGAACAGGAAGAACAAAATACATGGAAGATATGCGGAGAAATCGTCGACCGTGTGACGAAAATCGCAATCCGGCTCATGCGGGAATCATACGGGCAGTGCATGAAAGAAAACATCATTGAACTGCTGAAATATTTGAAATTTGAACTTGAAACGGTGAACGAAAACACATAACACAGAGAGGAGGAGAACCGATGGCACATACAAGCGTGAAGATTTCAGCAAATGCGTCTGAGTATCAAACACAAATGAAATCTGCTGCATTGCAGATGAAAGAACTGTCGAGCGAGTTCAAACTGGCACAGACACAAGCAAAAGCGTTCGGTTCGGCATCAGACCAACTCAAAGCGAAAGCCGAGAGCCTCACTCAAAGAATCTCCATACAAAAGAATATCGTCCAGTTAAATAGTGAACAGCAGGAAAGACTCACACAGAAATTATCAGACCAAAAGGCAAAGCAGGAGGAACTGAAAACAAAGGTCGAGGCAGCAAAGAAAGCCTATGAAGAATCTACAAAGGCGACCGGAGCAAATTCAGACAGCTCAAAGGCGCTGAAAGAGGAACTTGATAAACTCGAACAGAGCCTAAAAACAAACGAAACAGCGATCGGAAAAACAGAGACAGCACTCACAAAACAGACAGCAACGACGAATGAATCAAAAGCGTCTCTCGTTGAAATGGAATCTGAACTCAAAAAAGTAAACACGGAACTGAAAAATCACAAATTGAATGAATTTGCGAAAGCCTGTGATTCGGCAGGCAAAAAAATGGAGAGTTTCGGAAAAAAAATGACAGTAGTATCGACCGGACTCACTACGTTTGCAACAGCAGCGGGGAAAATGGCGGTTGATTTCGAGGATGACATGGCAAAAGTCTCCACCATCATGGATGAATCAGTCATGTCAACAGATGACATGTCAGATTCAATTTTGAATCTATCAAATGAAACCGGAATCGCAGCAGGAGACATTGCGGACAATGTATATAATGCTATCAGTGCAGGGCAGAAAACCGGAGACGCAGTAAATTTTGTAAGAGAATCAACAAAGTTAGCAACAGCGGGATTTGCAGAATCCGGAGACACATTGGACATTTTGACAACGATATTAAATTCTTATGGAATGTCTGCAGAAAAAGTGACAGAAGTGTCGGACATGCTGATTCAAACGCAAAATCTAGGAAAAACAACGGTTGCCGACCTGTCGTCGGCAATGGGTAAAGTCATTCCGACAGCAAATGCAAGCAATGTCGCCCTCGATCAGTTATGTGCGGGATACGCAATCATGACCGCAAACGGTGTCGCAACAGCAGAGACAACAACATATATGAACTCGATGTTGAATGAATTGGGAAAAACCGGGAGCACGACGGACACGATATTGAGAGAAAAAACCGGAAAATCATTCAGCGAGTTAATGGAGAGCGGGTCAAGCCTTTCGGATGTTTTGGATGTTGTGAATAGTGCAGCAAAAGAACAAAATTTATCAATGTCGGATATGTTTTCATCGGCAGAGGCAGCAAAAGCCGGATTGATTTTGTTGGGCGATGGAGCGAGTTCGTTCAATGGAACGCTCGAACAAATGAGGCAATCAACGGGAGCAACAGATACAGCGTTCGACAAAATGAAAACAACCTCGTATGACATAAAGATTGCAATGAACGAATTGAAAAACACGACACTGCAATTCGGTCAAACGATAATGTCATCCGCAGCACCGATTGTCGAGGGATTCACGGAAAACGTACATTCATTGAGTGAGTGGTTCGGAACACTTGATAAAGGACAACAGCAGACAATCATCAAGGTCGGGCTAATGGTGGCAGCGATAGGACCGTTGTCCATCGGATTCGGAAAAGCAGCACAAGGAATCTCGACAACGGTGAAAGCAGGGCAGCGGTTCGCATCATTTGCAGGTGGAATCATCGCAAAGATAACAGCCAAGACAGCAGCAACCGCAGCAGGAACAGCAGCAGACACAGCAGGGGCAGCAGCAGAGGCAGCACATACCGCAGCAACAGCGACAGCGACCGGAGTGACTGGAGGAATGACGGTGGCACAGACCGCACTCAATGCAGCCATGAATCTGTGTCCGATTATTTTAATTGTGACACTGATTGCAGGACTGATCGCAGCAGGAATCGCTTTATATAAAAACTGGGATAAGGTCAAAGAAAAATTATCTGAGTTGCGGAGTAACGTCAAGGAGAAATTCAATGCAATCAAGGAAACCATAACGGGAGCGTTCTCGAAAGCAAAAGAGGCGGTCACGAATAAGGTGAACGAGATAAAAGATTCGGTTGCGAATAGTGCAGTCGGACAAGCAGCGACAAAGACGTTTTCAGCTGTGAAAAATACTGTCACAAAGTTCATGGGGGCAGCGGTTGACACCGCAAAGGAGAAACTGGGGAACATGAAAACCGCCTATGAGGAAAACGGGGGCGGTATTAAAGGAGCAGTTGCAGCAGGATGGGAGGGAATCAAAGGCTATTACACAGCCGGATTCACGTTCGTTGATAATTTGTCGGGAGAAAAACTGACAGAAATCAAGACAAAATTCTCCGAAAAGACATCGGAAATCAAGACAAAAGTTTCCGAGGACTGGGAGAACATGAAATCGACGGTTTCGACCAAAATGCAGCAGTGGAACACAGATGCGAGCAACAAACTCCTGTCACTCAAGAACGATTTTACAAACAAGGTCGAGAGCGTAAAACAGGGATGGTCAACGAGGTTCACAAACATCAAGGACACAGCGACGAATCTCATGGAGACCGCAAAGATCAATGTTTCCACAAAACTGGAAAATATGAAATCTGCCTATAACGAAAAAGGCGGGGGCATGAAAGGAATTGTGTCGGCTACATTCACAGGCATTAAGGACACAATGAATGATTGCATGACCACGGCAAACATTCTGACGGGTGGAAAACTGGACAGTATAAAAGAAGCATTCTCAACGAAGATGAACAATGCTTTTTCATCGGTTAGTTCTGTGATGGAAAACATCAGGGCAAAGTTCAATGAGAAAATGGAATCGGCAAAATCCATCGTGTCAAATGCAATCGACAGAATTAGAGGATTTTTCAATTTTTCCTGGTCATTGCCTCATTTGAGCCTGCCGCATTTCAGCGTGTCCGGTTCATTCAGCCTAAACCCTCCGTCAGTTCCGACGTTTGGGATAAGCTGGTACAAATCCGGTGGTATCATGACAAATCCGACTGCGTTCGGAATCAACGGCAGTAGTCTCATGGTAGGAGGTGAAGCAGGTGACGAAGCAATTTTACCACTTACAGAATTTTACAATAAATTGAACAACATCCTCGACAAGAAACTGGATGCAGTTCAAAAATCAAATATTGTGTATGTGACGAATCACACATACATCGACGGAGATGAAGTTGCAAGTAGAACCGTGTCGAGGGTTGACGCACAGATGGTTACAGATAAAAGAAAAGGGAGGTAAAACAAGACGATGAAGATAAACGAAACAGATATCAGAGTGTACAATGCAAAGCAGTTGACCGTCGATGTACAGCCTCCCTCAATCATAAATAATTATGAATGGCTGTCGGGAGCGACACTCCCGACGGAACTTGACACAGACATTCAGATGGGTCATTTGAAACTGGCAATCTATTTCAAGGGCAAGGACAGGAACAGCATCATCCGTTCTGCGTCAGAATTTATGATGAATTTCACAAAGCCGTGCAGGTTGGAACTTGACGGCTACAAAGGAACATACATCGGGTTTATTACAGCGAATGACTATGAAAAGAAAAATGTGAAACAGAGGTACATTGTAAACCTTGAATTTGATGGCTTTTTCGTCGATGACGACCTCTCAATCACATTCGACGGGGAAACCGCTGCATCGTTCTATAAAGTGGGGACAAGAGACGCTCCGTGCGTTGTAGAGGTATATGCAAAAAGCACCCTGACGAACTACGCAATCGCAGGATTGGGAGAGGACGACATCATCATTGAGAGTTTGGTAGCAGGAAAAACGGTTGTGATAGATGCAAAGACCGGACTTGTGACCATAGACGGGGACAATGCATTTGACAAGGTTCATATGTGGGCGTTTCCAGTATTAAAAACCGGAGAAATAGCACTCACATTCTCTAATGCAGAGGCGAGAGTGACTATCAGATACACGCCTATGTGGATTTAGGAGGTGAGAGCATTGCTACTTTTTAATGGTCAAAAGAAAAGAATCGGAACATTGTCCGGATTCAAGGACAGAGAAATCACTACGACACTGGACTCCGGAGATAAAGAGTTAACGTTCAGTTATCCGGCAGTGGGAGCATTGGTCGACCTGCTAAAAGAAGAATATTATATACACACCAAAACGGACGAATATGTCATCAAAGCAGTTGAAAAAGGAGAACGATTCAATAAATACACGGCAACCTTAAATGTTGAGGAGTTGGAGGGAACGACATTCCCGTATGGTTTCGAATCGGATGAGCAGACGATCAAGGCATGCCTTGAGTTTGCGTTTAAAGGAACAGGATGGCATGTTGGGACATGCACTGTCACGAAGAAAAGAACCATTGATGAACAGGAAAGTGTCACAGCATGGGATGTCCTACAAAAGTGCTTATCAACATACCGCTGCGAGTGCATTATTCATTCACTGACAAAGATTATTGACATATACGACCGGATAGGAAATGACAAAGGATGTTATTTTATCGAGGGGCTGAATCTCCGGAAAATATCATTGAAGTCGGACACATATGATTTTTACACAAGAATATATCCAATTGGGAAGAACGGCATCACGCCGGAATGGCTGACTGGGAAAGACTACATTGACAATTTCCAATACAGCTCAAAAGTCAAAGCGTATGTATGGAAAGATGAACGGTACACCAACACAACGAGCTTGATCGAGGACGCGACGGCGAAAATTGAGGAAATGTCACGACCGTACAAGGCGTATACTGCGGAAGTGATCGACCTTGCAAAAGCATCGGAAAAATACAAGGATATTCTGGCATACGGAATCGGAGACACAATAACGCTTGTATCAAAGCAAACAAGGACGAGAGAAAAGCAGAGAATTGTTAAAATCACGGAATATCCGGAAACACCGGAAAAGAATACAGTTGAGATCTCTAATGCAAAAAAAACGTTTGCAAAGATCCAAAAAGAAGAGACGACGGCAGCAACAGAAGAAGCGATTTCCATTTCAAAAAGAGCAACAAAAAAGATATTAGAAAACTACTCCACAACACAGGATATAGAGACCAAAATAACCGCCTCCAAGACAGAAGTAGAACTAGGTGTTATGCACACGCTTCAAAGCTATTATGACAAAACAGAAACAGACTCAATAATAAATGCCTCGTTGGGAGAGATAAAACTGGAGGCGTCTAAAAAATATCAGACTAAGGATGAAATGAGAGAGTATTCCACAACATCGGAAACAAAGAGCCTGATAGATATAGCAACAGATTCAATCTCAATCGAAGTGTCAAAAAAGGTTGGAGCGGATGAGATCATTTCCAAGATTAACCAGTCTCCGGAAGAAATAAGCATTGAAGCAGACAAAATAAATTTGCACGGGATTGTTACTGCAAATGAAAATTTTAAGATATTGCAGGATGGGAGTATCGAAGCAAAAAACGGAAAGTTTGTCGGGACAATTACGGGATCGGTGATTCAGACAGCCACAACAGGGGACAGGGTGCTAATGGATACCACAAGCGCAGTAAAAGGCTGTATAGGAGACGAAGTATTAAACACACTTGATTTTGTTTCGGATAGTGACACGCGCGAAATGATTCTTGACGCTCAAAACATGCTGGCACTGCGAACGCCAAAACTAGGGGTGATTGATCGCTCGTACGGGCTTGATGCGGGAGAAGTAAAGATCACAAAAAACGGGAGCAGCTCGTATGCAACGCATGTCGAAAAAGACATGAGCGGATGCGTGGAACAGTGGGTGGGAAGCGTTTACTGTACGCTGCCCGTAAAACTGCGCGTGAATTATGCAAAAGTGGATGTGATACACGGTATGCAAATCACGGGAGAAACTGCATGGACAAGCAACATCTAACTAAGGAGGAAATGATGATCATATCGGAAACGGGAGAAATTTTGCAGTGTTTTTTGAGACAGAACGGAATCGTTGTCCGCGATGGAGATTTTTCGATTTGTCTGGAGTACAGCCAAAAACAGAAAGAACAGTATGCAGAGATTGCGTCTCTTAAACAGAAATTAGAAGAAACGGACTACAAAGCGTTGAAATACGCAGACGGCGCATTAAGTAGAGAAGAGTACGAGCCAGTCAGGAAGCAGCGCCAAAAATGGAGAGACAGAATAAATGAGATAGAAAAAGATTTTGAAGAGCCAACAATAACGCGTGAGGAAATGGACAGGGCAGAAGAACGGGCAATGAAAAACGTGAGATGCAGGGAGGTATGACGTGAAAAGTTCAATTATTTTATTACTGGCAAAAGAAGAGATTCAAGACACTGTCAATAAGGTGCAGGAAAAGTATAATTTGCGACCGTGTGTGATGGAGGACATTTTGTCGGCTGTGATGCTGAATTGTACAGAAAAGGTACAGAAAGAGGTTGCAGAGGATGTTCGGGAACTTCTTGAACAGAAAAACAAAGAACTTGAACAGAAAAATGAGGAATTGGAGAAAGCAAAGGCAGCAGCTAAGAAGGTATTAAATGAAGCGGATGCGGAAAATGAATAAAAAATAACCGCAGGGAGGAGGTGAAAAGGAAATGGAAAACCTCAAGAAACATGTAACAAAGATAAATGTAGAAATGTCGGGAGACACAAAACGATACCTAGTGTCTGCGAAACAGGGAGATAAAAGCACACGACATGTTATTGCAACGCTGCTGAATGATGGCGCATTGTATGAAATTCCGGAAGAGGCGCGAGTTATAGCTAATATTGAAAAACCGGACGGAAAACACGTATACAACGATTGCGATTTTTCGGGAGCAGTCGTGACATTAGTTTTGACAAATCAAATTCTTGCGGTTGCGGGAACAGCATTTTGCGATATTGAGGTCAGATCACCGGACAATGAACAGGTGATAACATCCGCATCTTTTACGATCGAGATTGAAAAAACACAGAGAAATGCGGATGCAATAGAATCGTGTAATGAAATAACAGGACTTGAAAAGTGGATAAATGAGCATATCGCAAAAATCGAAAGCACAAATGAGACTGTAACGGAGGCTGAAAATGCGAGAACCGTAGCGGAAGAAAAACGAATTTTGAGCGAAAACAGTCGAATAAAGGCAGAAGAAACAAGGCAGGAAAATGAGAATAACCGCAATCGACAGGAACGGCAGAGGCAGCAGGACACCTCACAGGCGGTCAAGAATACAAATGAGGCGACGGACGCATCTAAAAAAGCGACAACAGCCTGCAAAGAGGTCACAGAGCGGGCAGAGGATGCATTACAGAATCAAGAGCAACTTGAGGCAACATTGAACACGGCGACGCAGATTCGGCAGGAAGTGTCACAGATGCAGACAGCAGTCGCAGAGGCAAAAAAACAGGTTGAACAGGATAAAAAGGATATTGACGACACGATTCAAAATTCACTGCTTGCATCCGCAGAAAAAATCCTTGAGAGTGTGCAGGGCTATTTTAAGAGAGCCGAGGCATTATATTCGAGCATGTATCTTGATTGTGACGGTGAAACGCCATACATGCGAACAGTGACACCGATTTTCATTGATGGAGCGACACCACAGGTAAGAAATGCGAATGAGGGTGTTGATTTCGACGGAGGAACGCCGACCTCCCGACAATTAGCAGTATAATTCCACGATACTGGAAACGAACGGCGAAACGAACACAAAAACGTGATTGTGTGATATATTCCATAATCACGGGGCAAAGGAGGTTGAACAGATGGCAGCAATCAGACCATGCACCGGAACAACGGCGGACTGGAAAGCGGTTGAGGACACACTGATTCTCAAGGAAAGAGAGGTCGGAGTTGAAATTGACACATCCGGTCATTATTTAGTCAGACAGGGAGATGGTAAAAACAAATTCTTTGATTTGCCGATTATCGTCAATAATGCACGTTATGAGGAAATACTGGAATTGACACAGGGGTACATGAACACCGTGAACAATTTCAGCAAGAACATGACGGAGGCGACCAACAGTGCAAACAGTGCAGCAAAGACGGCAAGCGATGCAGCAGCATCCGCAACCGCAGGAGCAAAGGCATGTGAGGGCATTGTGGACGGTCTCAATACTATGGTTGACACAGTAACAAAAAAGACCTGCGTTCTCTCGATTGAGGACGGGATTTTGACGATAAGGGAGGCTTGAGCATGACTTACAAGAAAGTAACACCAATTTCAAAAGGCGTGTTGAGAATCAGAAGTGAACCAGATGAAAGCGGGAGAGTGTGCGGTTCGGTATCTTATGGCGAGGAGGTCACGGTCGAAACGACAAAGGTGACATCGAAAAAAGGTAAAGAATATTACAGACTGGCGGGATATGGCTATATTTTAGCGTCACAGGTAAAAGATGCAGAATCACAGACGGAGGCAGAGGCGAAAGTGGATGCAGCGGTCAAGAAAGCGGAATCAGCAGCGAGAAAAGCAGAACAGGCAGCAAAGGCGTGTGACGGTATAGCTGCCGGAATGAATGTCATGATTGATTCCGTCACAGGGAAAGCGTGTGAGATTGGAATGACCGACGGAAATATTGTTGTAAGGGAGGCTTAACACATGGCAAGCGGAGATATTATCACAAAAGTAGCAGATAAAGATACACTCGACCGCACATATGCGAATACAAACGCAATAATGGCAGCAGTCGGGGATGATGTAAGAGTAAAGGGTGTAAAGCGGTACGGAATCAAAATAAATAAGAATGACAGCAATCCGGCGACACGCTGCACATACCTTTTTGACGCAGTCGGGATGACACCCGCTGCAATGAACTACACGACCGGAGCATTTGATTTCGGAGACTGGGGAGATGTCTTTTTCGTAAAAAACAACTATCCGGCGATGGTCAAATATGACGGTACAGAAGATTATAAACTCGACCCGAACGACCACACAAAGAAAATCGACGGAACGACGGCATCCGATGTCGCAAACACATCATACGGAGGAAATGCGATGTCCGTGTTCGACGGCAGCGGTGACAAGGGAAAGATTTGGCTCTCACAGTTTGAAATTGGGAACTATGAATATATGATAATCTCGAACGTCCAGTATGATGAATCATACAATGATGATGCGTATGTGAGAGAGGACGGGTCACATGCTGACAAGTTGTATTATCCGATGTTCGGCGGGTCATACGACGGAACACGCATCCGTTCGTTATCCGGACAGGCTCTCATGTACAACACGAACGCATCAACAGAGATTGCAAGAGCAAAGGCAAATGGCGACGGTTGGAACATCGGCTCATGGAGCAAGAGAAACCTGCTGAATTGTATGCTCAAGATTATGTCAAAGACAGACAATTCACAGACAGCGTTCGGACAGGGGCAGACAACCGGGTATGTGGATGACGCAGCACAGAATTACGGACACATTGCGACCGGAACATTGGCAAACAAAGGACAGTTTTTCGGATATAACGACACAACTCATGAGGTCAAAGTGTTCTACATTGAAAAATGGTGGGGTAACCGTTGGGATAGGATCAACGGTCTGTTGATGGTAGGCGGTGAAATCCTTGCAAAGATGACACCTCCGTACAATCTGACAGGAAAGGACTTTGAAAAGGTCGGAATCACATTCGCATCATCCGGCAACGGTTATCAGAAAGAAACAAAGTCAAGCAGATTCGGACGCATTGTAAATTCAATAGGTGGCAGCAGTAGCACGTACACATGTGACTATTTTTGGTGGAATGCCGGAATTACTGCGGTCGCTCTTGTCGGCGGTCACTGTTCCGATGGAGCGAATTGCGGTGCGGATTACTTGCTTTTGAACTCTTCTGCGGGCAATGCGGACTGGAGCATCGGTGCGTCCGTTTTCTTAGAACAGCCTATCGCTGCGTAAGCAGCAGGGGGGAGGAACGGAGGGGGAACGCCTCCGCTATTCCCGCCATTAGGCGGTGTGGTCGTTTTTAGAAAAATGAATATAGGGATATAGGGTGCGGTGTCGGGCGGTGTTCTCTGCTCCCTGCGGTCGCTCTTGTCGGCGGTAACTGTAACAATGGAGCGAATTGCGGTGCGGATTACTTGAATTTGAACAATTCTGCGGGCAATGCGAACTGGAACATCGGTGCGTCCAATTTCTTCTCATATCGGAGCGTTTAATCAAATGCAGCCTATATCCCACACCACAGGGTGAAAATTATTCCGGATATAGGGTCGGTTGAGTAAGCGACAGCACAAAAACCGATAGGAGATAAGAAAATACATGAGAAGTTACAACAACCTATATGAACCAATGTTACAAGACGACTACATAAAACGGTGTTTTATAAATGCATCCAAAAAGAAAAAGAACAGGAATGATGTGCGGGAGGTATTAGAGAACCTCGATGAACACACAGAACTCTTGAAAAAGATGTTGGCAGAGGAGTTGTTCATTCCGGACTATCACAAACCGAGCATCATCAACGAGAGCAGCAGCAAGAAAACACGCTGTATATTGAAACCGTATTACAAATATGAGCAGGTTATTCATCATTGTGCAATAGGTCAGTTCAAACCGATTGTGATGAATGGATTGTATGAATTTTCATGCGGGAGCATTCCGGACAGAGGTGTTCATTACGGAAAGAAGTACATGAGAAAATGGCTTGATTCCTACGACGGAAAGAAATTCTTTGTTCTCAAGATGGATGTTCACCATTTCTTTGAATCCATAAACCGGAGAATTCTCAAAAGGAAACTCAAAGAGGTAATTCGAGATAAACGGTTTTATAGATTACTCTGCATACTGATCGAACATGACAAAATAGCACTCGTTGCAAAGATTTTGACGGATGCAGGTGTTGAGATAGATACAGAGCAGACGAAAACGCTTGTCGGATGCATAGCATTTGACGACATCTCCGGAGCGTTGGAGATATTGCAGGAAATCGGCATCACAGGAGCGATGTTCGATGAACTGAAAGAAATTATTGAGGAGATGCGAGAAGGCGTTCCGTTGGGATATTTCACATCACAATGGTTCGGTAATTTTTACTTGAAAGCACTTGACCACTACATCAAGGAGGAACTCCATGCAGAACATTACATGCGATACATGGACGACATGGTGATACTGGGTAAGAGCAAAAAGAAACTGCATAAAATGCACAGGGCAATCGAGACATATCTGAACGACAACCTTGACCTTGAGATAAAAGGCGACTGGCAGGTGTTTAGATTTGAATATCCGGTGATGAAAGACGGGAAACCAGTGCTTGACGAGAACGGAAAGCAGGTCACAAAGGGGCGTATGCTTGATTTTATGGGATTTCAATTTCACCATGACCGGACAACTATCCGGAAATCAAACATCGAGAGTGCGAGACGCAAGGCGAACCACATCTCGAAACAGGATAAAATCTCATGGTATAACGCATCGGTGATGTTGTCCTATATGGGATTGTTCAAACACACGGACACATACAACTATTACATCGAATACATCAAGCCGAAAATCAATGTCAAGAAACTCAAGAGGATAGTTTCAAAGCATAGCAGAAAGGAGAATGAGCAACATGACAGACTGGAAAAAGGTGACAGGAACACAGCCGGAACGTCCGGAGGAAATCGACAGGACATCGTCTCCGTCAACGGTTTATCTGCGTAAGAACATCGAGCAGGTGGAGAAAGAGGTTGAGGGAGCAGACGGAAAGATGCAGACCGTGACCGAATGGCAGTATGACGAAAAGGAAATGACGGTCGAGGAATATGAGAACATGGCACTCATGAAGTCAGTCGTTGAGGAGAACACATCCGGAATTGTTGAATCCGTGACACAGTTTCAGAAAGATGCAGTCATCGACGAATACACACAACAGTTGATTGAGGAGGGGTTGATTTAATATGAAAATGCTTGTCGAAAGTCTGAAAAGATTGTACAAGAAAGGCACTCTCACAGATGAGCAGATCGCAGAGCGTGTCACAAAAGGAAGTATTTCAGCGGAGGAATATGAATATATCACGGGAGAAAAATATTCCGGTGGTGAGGTAAAATGACACCGCTTGAAATAATATCACGGTTGTGCGAGATAACGGAGGAGTTGTCCGGAATCGTGAAAAAGCAGCAAGAAATGATTGAACGCTCAAAATTGGAGGAGGGGGTCAAAGAGGAACTCCGGAACATGGTTAATAAGACTGACGAGAAAAAGGATGTCCTTGAGTACCACATGAGACGATACTGCGACACCGACGATGTGGGAGCGTTCGGAAAGGAGCAGCCGAGTGACGACTGAACTCTCATTGTTGTTGAGCGGGATTTCCGTCGCATTTGCTATCTTTTTCGGAATTTCCAATAAAAAGCGGAACGACAAAAAGGATGCAGAGCAGGAGACGGAGGAACGTGCAACAGCGAACACACTCATGATGACGAAACTGGAGAACATTGCTGCTGATGTCAAAGACATCAAACGTGACTATAAAGAGACACGGGCAGAGGTGCAGGACTTACACGACAGGGTTCTTATAGTTGAGCAGTCATTGAAATCGTATCACAAGAGACTGGACGGGATGAATTTGAATATTAAGACCGAACAATAACAGGAGGGCGGGAACAGGCAAGAATCAACCACATAAAGGAGACAACAAGTGAACAAAAGCAGGATGACGAACGCAGAGCGTCGCATGTATTTCCGACACAAAAGAAAAGTGTATCGGATGGAACTGCGGGCAGCAAAGCGGAAAAACAAAGTCTCCGGTCAGTTCATGAATCGTGTTGTTATCTGTATGATTCTTGCAGCATTTATCTACACAGTAGTGGCGATTGTGGTGTTTGTGAGAGTGGGTGCAGAACCATCAACATTGACAGAGAATGTATTTCGATTCCTGTCAGTGGAGGGCGGTGCGATGGCACTCATTAAGTCAGTAAAGACGGTTACAAAGAAAGATACAGAAAAACAGCACGAGAACGAACCGGATGACATCAATGCAGACAATAATGAGGAGGTACAGGGATGAAATTCATCGTTGAAAATTGGTTTGTTATCGTGGCAATAGCAGCAGCGGGAGGCTCTATCGGGTACGTAATTTATTCTTTCGTGAAAATGCCATCTGATAAGCAGTTGAACAAGGTCAGAGAGTGGCTCTTGTATGCGGTGACAAAGGCAGAAAAGGAACTGGGAGCAGGAACGGGAAAACTCAAACTCCGGTATGTGTATGACATGTTTGTAGCGAGGTTTGAGTGGCTTGCAAAGGTCATCACATTCGACATGTTCAGTATGATGGTGGACGAGGCTCTTGAGCAGATGAAAGCCATGCTTGAGCAGAACGAGGCAGCATTGAAATTCGTGGAGAATGGCAAAGAAACGAAGGAATAATCATGAGCATATCAAATTGTGGACACGACGAGAGAGGAAAATATTCCGGAGGAAAAGCCGGAGATCAGACGGGAACAGAGTGGCAGGTCATAAACTGGTATAACAGACCGTGGAAATGTGTTCTCCGTCATCCGGATGCAGCAACGAGAAAACTCATTGCACAGATGGCAAAGGCAGCAGCAGTCAACAACATGGTCGGATATGACAAGTTACAGAGAGGAACATTTTGGACGAACCTTGCGGATTCAAATTTCGACCCTGCTCAAATCACAGTTCCGTGTGAGGCTGACTGTTCGTCCGGTGTTGCTGCAATCGTAAAAGGTGCAGGATATAGACTGAAAAACGAGAAACTGAAAAGTGTGAGCACTGCATGTTATACCGGAAATCTGCGGGCAGCACTCAAGGTAGCTGGATTCGAAGTGCTGACAGATAAAAAATATCTGACATCAGATGTGTATTTGCTTGAGGGAGACATTCTGTTGAATGATGGTGTTCATGTGGCGACGAACCTCACCAATGGAGCAAAGGAATCCGAAGGAGGCACATCACAGACTGTTCCAATCAAGAGCAACGTGAAACTGGAGGCAGCAAAAGGATATGACAAGAGCCTTGTAGGAACATACAAGGTTACGGGAGCAGATGCGCTGAACCTACGGTCGGGAGCAGGAACGGGAAAAGACAAGACGATTTTGGCAGCCATGAAGAGCGGAGAGACATGTCGGTGTTACGGATATTACACGGATGTGTCCGGAGCGAAATGGTTGTATGTGGCTTATAAAAACGTGGTTGGATTTGCGTCAAGCAAATATCTCAAAAAGAAGTAAAGGAGGGAACAGCAATGTACTATTTAGGCAAGGGAACGGAGTTCAAAAAAGAGAACTGCAAAGAATACAAAACAATCGAGGGAGCGTTGAAAGCAGCAGCAAAGGACGAGAAACTGGCTGTGTGGGATGAAACCGGAAAGATTATCAGCCAGCTCAAAGACAATGTTCCGGAGAGAGCACTGGAGACAAACCTCACGGGTGACGAAGATGCAGAGGGACAGCAGGGAAACGCAGGAGAGTCCACAGGCGACGAAAACGGAGTTAATGGAGGAAATGCACCAGTAGAACCGGAAAACGGGCAGAATGAGGCGAATAGAAAGCAGGAGAATGAGCAACAGACCCCCGGAGATGGAGACGATGCAGCAGGACAGGAGGCATCCGGAGACGATAAAACAGGAATAGGGGAGTGTGTATCCAATTTTGGCACAATCTATCCGGAAAAGACCACAAGAGCGATCGTTGATTGCGATGGTGCTCTGAATCTCCGTCGTTCTGCATCATGGGGAAATGAAAGCATCTGCGGACGTGCAGTGAGAGGACAGTCGTATTATATCAAGGCAATTCACACCGTAGAGGGAAAGAAAATGCTTGAGACTATCGGCGGGATTTTCCTGTCCGGTCAGTCGGAGCATGTTCGCATCATTGAGGCGTAAGTTTCGGACGGGTGTGTTATAATAAATCAACGGGAGAACTCTCCGAGGGGGTTGAGTAACACACGGGTAACTGACAAAATCCTTGAAAAGACTTATTTTTCAAGGGTCGGAATTATGCAAGAGATAATCTACGCGATGGCCATGAGCCATGCGACGTCAAATATAAAAAGCTTCGCCCATGCTTGCATGAGGCGGAGCTTTTTTTCATTTGACGTCATAGGGCGAAGCCCGTGACCGAGGAAAACCGAAGGTTTTTCGAGGGAAGCAAGGCGAATGACCCCGGAAAATCAAGGTTTTCCGGGGTTTTCTTATACCTAAATGGGCTGATATA